ATGGCTTACTTCGAGAAACGCGGGAGCGCCTGGCGCGCACAGATCCGCAGAAAAGGACATCCAACTCTTTCCGCTACCTTCGACACCAAGGCTGAGGCGCAGCGCTGGGCAGCCGAGATCGAGGGCGATATGTCGCGCTCTCGATTCGTCGACACCAGGGCAGCCATGCGAACCACGCTAGGCAAGGCCTTAGAGCAATACGAAAGGGAGATTTCTGAGCATAAGAAGGGGGCCAGCCAGGAAAGGGGGCGAATCAGGAGATGGCTGGCACATCCCCTGGCAGCGAAAGGGCTTGGAGAAATCACTCCGTCTGATCTTGCTGAGTATCGTGACTCTCGACTGAAGGATGGCGCCTCATCGTCTACCGTTCGGTTAGATCTGGCGATCATCAGTCACCTCTATACCATTGCGGCAAAGGAGTGGAGGCTTGAAGGCCTGACGAATCCCTGCAAGAACCTGCGTATGCCAAAGGGGAGCAGGGCGCGTGAGCGCAGGCCAACTACCATAGAACTACGCAAGATTTATGCTGAAGCAGCCAAGCTTCACCCTGAACTCCCGGTGATTATCGAACTGGCAGCCGACACAGCCATGCGCAGGTCTGAGCTTCTGCTGCTGCGCCGAGAACAGATTCGCGACAAGGTTGCGGTTCTGGAGGACACGAAGAACGGCGAACGCCGGTCGGTCCCCCTTTCCTCACGCGCTCGAGAACTTCTCAGGTCGCTTCCGGCGCGGATTGATGGCAAGGTGTTCAGCCTTGCACCGAACACCGTTAGCAACTACTTCCCCAAGGCTTGCGAGGCCGCGGGCGTGAGCGGCCTTACCTTCCACGACCTCCGACATGAGGCCACGTCGCGCCTCTTTGAGCGGGGTTTCTCTATGATGGAGGTAGCGGCGATCACAGGGCACAAGACACTGGCCATGCTCAAACGCTACACCCACCTTTCGCCTCATGCTCTGGCCGACAAGCTGGGCTAGCCGACCTTGGCCAGCCTCGGAGGTTCTCGCCTCGGCCTTCCCACCTTCGGAGCCTTGTGCTCTCCAGCCTCGTAGTCGCGCAGAAACTTGCGCACGCTCTCTAGCCTCCAGCATACCCGTATGCCCTGCTTGAAGTATGGGGGTAACCAGTCGGGGCGCGCCTGGATCGCGCTGCGTATTGATGACTCTGTGCGCCCCAGCAGCTTGGCAAGTTCAGGGACATGGATGATTTCAGGTTCCATCATTGCTTGGCTCCTTCTATGGCTGCGTCGATTTCAGCGTCCAGGTCTTCCAGATTCAGGACTATGTTTTTCGGGGTCATCCCTGCGAATACCCCGCCGCGGCTGATCGTTTCCAGGTCGCGTTCCCGCAGCCACCGATACCGCTCTACATCCTTGCGCAGCGCCTCATAGTCTTCAGCGAAGAACGGCAGTAGCGTTTCGTGTCGCAGCGGTACTCCATTGGCCGCATCGGAAGCGTTGTCCAGTACATTCTCCGGTGCGTCCAGAGCGCCGAGCACTTGATATGCTTCGGCAGAGAACTTGCGCAGCGCCTCGTTCTCCGCCTTGAGCCTGTCGATCTCGTCCAGCAGGGCGAGGACGGTCTTGGGGTTGGCGGCGGCGATCCATTGACCAAGCTCATCATCATGCTCGTCGAACGCCGAGTAATCGCTGATGCGCACGTCGATGAAGTCGCTGTATTCGCCGTCTTCGCCCACAGCTCCAACCGTCACGGCTGAAGCGCTGTGCCTGTGGCTCTCCCAGGGCTCCTGATAGGCCGGAGCCAGTTTCTCCGCCAGCTCCTTCAGCTTGTTGGTGTCGGTCATGGCTGTTCCTCCATCTCCCGTATGAGTCGATCGACAAGGTTGGATGCCTCGTCGTAAGCAATGGCCAATCCCTTCTTCGTTCCCTCGTAATGGCTGGTGTCGTTTCCGACACGCTTCCATTCGCAGGAGGCTTTCTGTCGCAGCTTCTTTCGGATGGCCTTCAGTTTCGCGAGATGGCTCATTCACTTCACCTCGATTCCGGCTTGCTGGAGGGCTTCGACGCACTCATCTCGATAAGCTTGAAGGTCTTCGTCGAATATGACTCTCGGCAGGTCCACCCTCAGAGCCGCGCGGCTGGCTTTCCAACCTTCGTAGCGCCCCTGAATGTGCGTGTTGAGGTACAAATCGTTGCCGGCGCTATACGCAAGAACCGTCGCGAGGGATGGCTCAGGCACTTGAGTCCGAACCCACGCTTCAAACTCGTCTCTCATGTCAGGCACGATCAGGACTCCTCTGAGTGGATCGCCTTGTTCATGTCTCGCTTCATCGCGTTGACCTTGTTCTGAAGTTCGTTCCACTCTGGGTCGTTCAGCGAGAAGTCTTCCTGTTTGTGCATCTTCTTCTCCAGCCAGAGGGTGAAGCGCAATAGCATTCTTGTGAGCGGGAATCGTTTCACTGCTTGCTCCATCTGCTCAACTCCTGTCCTTTCAACTCGGTCTGCCTGTAGAGTTCCTGCATATCCCCGACGACCCGGAAGATTCCCAGGACGAAGAGAACGATGACTATCACTGCCAATATGGTTTCGTTGTCGTTGTCCACGGTTGGTCCTCCGGTGGTCGGATGCGTTGGTTTCGTTGTTGGGAGTCGATGCCGGAATCCCGGCATCGGAGGGAAATCAGAGGGTTACTCTTGCTCGCTCAGCAGGGCCCGGAGTTCGTTGCGAGCTACGACGTAATCAGCATGCGAAAGCAGTGGCTCACACAGCCTGCGCAACAGCCCCTCGCTGACCACCACATGGCCTGCGGGAATCTCTACAAGCTGGACCCTCCGGTGCTGCAACCCCAAGCTATCGGCCATGCGCTCCTGCACTGGGTTTGCATCTCCGATCTCGACGATATCTTCTTTGCCAGGGCGGCTGTAGATAGTTGCCCAGGCAAGCGGTCTCAGTGCGTCAGCCATTGCCGTTCTCCTTGTCCTGGTTGAGCAGGGCGCGGAGCTCTGCAACCGTCTCGCGCACATGCGGAAACCAACCGGCGCGGCCTGATCCGTCATCTCCCATGTCAGCCGGGAACAGATCGCTGATACGCCGCAGCAGCCCCTCGCTGACCGTCAGGCCGTTGAGGCTTTCCATATCAGCGCAAGCCAAGTTATAGCCAGTGGCAGATGCTCGGTATTCTGGATCGACAGACGCGCTTACATCGCGTAGGGCAGGCGTAACCACCACCCTTGCGCGCAGGGCTTCCAGTTCTTCCATCGCATTGATGGCGACGCGCTGCTGGCTGTCTCGCTCATCCCTGAGCGCCTGGGCCTCTGCGGCGAGGGCGTCGTAATCCTGGCTAAGGACGAACTCCCCGAATTGGCTTTCTTCCCAGCCATAAATATTTCCAACCGGGCTGATCTTCTTCACCTCACTCATGACCTACCTCCTTGCCGGGCGCGGCGGCGAGCAGGCGGCGCAATGCGGAAGCCACGTCCTCGTAAGTAGGGCAGTCATCCTCGCCCCACATGCCGCGGATATCGATGATTGCCGCTTCAACTTGCGAGGGAGCATCGTAGTACCACGCTGCCGGCACGCTGTGCTGAGCCTGGGCGGCTTCATACAAACCCGCCAACTTCGCATGCGCCTCGTTCATGCCGGCGATGGTGCGTTCTTGCTGTTCGACCCTGGCCAGGGCGGCGTCGCGCTGGGCGATCAACTCGGCTGTGCCTTCTTCGAACTGGCGAACAAACTGACGGTGACTTTCTAGCATTGCCGCTGCGGTCTTGCCTTTCTCAGCTACGACGATGCGCTCATGCTGGGCGACGGTCATCACTGGCTCGTATGGGCTTCCCTCATAGTTCGACCAGATGAAGGCATCGCCGGTGCTTGGATAGTTTCGGTCGAAGTACGCCACAACCTCCGGCCGCTCCGCCTCTGCCTGCTCTACCGATTCCTTGTTCAATTCCATGCTCATTTCAAGCTCTCCCACACCTCAGCATTGCCGAGCGCATCGATTGATGTGTACGTGCTGTGCCCGCTGGCTTCTTGAAGCTCAACTGATCCGCCGGCTTCGAGAACAGCGATGTATCTGCGATTAGTTGGCTTGTGCCGGAAGACCTTTCCGACGACGCACTGCGCGTTGATATGTCGGACCTGGTAGCTGTCGGCGAAACAGCCGTGTTCGTGCATGCTCATGCTGCTACCCTCGGGGCTATGCCCATGTCTCTGTCGTGGTGTCCTGCGAGCCAAAGTGACCGCTCATAGAGCATGTGCAGTCCGTATGGGCAGGCATGGAGACGTTCGCCGCGGTCGCGTGCTTCGACGCCCTCACGGTATTCGTCTGTCGATTCGGGGAACTCAAGCCGCTGCTTTTTCATCTTGCGTCCCATGCTTCTTGGCAGCCTTCTCGATTGCGACGCATGCCTTGCATCGGGTGCAGATTCCAGCGTGCGAGTCCTTCTTCGCGTGATACTCAGTAACAGGTTTCGTCTCACGACAGGCTGAGCAGCGCTTGACCATCACGCCGTCGATCTTTGCGATCTGCCCGTGGTCTAGCTTCCACTGCTCGTCTCGGATGACTTTGAATCGTTGGCGGCAGTCTTTTCGCTCCGGTGCACGGATCTTGTCCGCCCGTTTGTCTCGCCCGAAGTAGTTCGAAAGGAGGCGCTGAAGCACGTAATCCCGGATACCAAGCGCGTCGGCGGCTCCCTTGCGGTCCGGGCAGCAATCGAGCAGAACATCCAGAGCAGCAACAAAAGGTTCGTCCTTGATCTCCTGGGCGGTTTGCTTGCCCATAGAACGGATACGTCCGTTGAACATTGCTGGAGCCGAGTCTCCGGATACTCCTACCGGGATTTCCTTAATGGCCCCTCCCGACGACATGAACTCCGAAACCAGTCGGTCGATATCCTCATGCGTCATGCTGTGCGGAACTGCTACCGGCTTCAGCCAAGCATCTGCCGGGATATAGATTTCAACGGGTGCAAGATCGGTGTTCATGGCTTTCTCCGGGCAAAAGAAAAGGCCCTATTGAGGGCCTTTAATTTCGAGTAACTTATTGATTTAGAACGGGGTATCGTCGTCAAAGCTGTCGTTAGCCTGAGCTTGTCGAGGCGCGCTCTGCTGTTGTTGAGGCTGATCCTTCTTCGGCTCGAACAGCGCAAGCCAGACTCCGCCATCGTCTGATCGTTGCGGGCAACCTGCCGGGTTGAAGCACGCATCGAGTTTCAGCCGGTACCCTTTCTGCGTGCTGACGATCACGCCGACCTTTCGGTTCAGGTACTTGACCTGGCCGTCTTTCTCGTACTGGCCAACGGTGGCAACAACATCGTATTTCTGGCTCATGCTTCAGTTTCTCCGTAGTAAGCCTTGCGGAACTCGCTGGACTTCATGATTTCTCGTTCTTTCGTTGTGAAGCATCCGCCTTTGCTGGGCGCCTTCCACAGCTTGGTTTTTGTTTCTTCGTCCAGGGTGAACCACTCTTCAGCGGCAGTGCTGTAGTCGCCCTCCATGATCCCCAGCTTGATAGCGTCCACGCTCGCCTGGTATTGCTTTACGAGGCGCTCATAGTCGTTCTCCGCTGCTGCGGCAGTGAACGCATCGTCGTCCTCGCCGTGCGTGGTGAAGTTCAGCAAAGCGCCCGCGGTATAGCGCTTTCCGTAGCTGACGGAACTGGCGACGGCCTGGACGGCGTTCTTGTTGCCGCTGGTGTCTGCCGGAAGCAGCATCGAGGTTCGCTCGCTGTGACCGCCGCGGTGACTGAGGACGCCCTCAACTTCGACGCCTTTCTCATTGCGCGGGGTGCGGAATGTCAGGGCAAATCCGTGCTTGGCCAGGATCGGCTTTAGGCGCTCGTTGATGTCCTCCCAGAGTGCGTAGCTGTAGCGGCCATTCGCGTCTCCACGCTCCGCAATTGCGGGCAGTTCTTGCTGCATTGCAGCTAGCGCCTCGGTGTACTGCTGCTCTGCCTGTCTGGCCTGGAATCGCTCGTGCATCTGCATCAGGCGCTCCATCTTCTCGATGTCGCACTGAGGGTCTGCGGCGGCGCGCTGGATAACTTGGAGGATGGTGGCCGACTCGCCGGCCTGAATTACGGCAGCACTTTCCTGCCGCTGTGCAACTGCGTTGCTCATCGGTTGTACCTCGGTATCAGGAGTAGGCCGCGCATGCGCAGCCAGTGAAGGGAGGAGTTAGGCGGTTAGCGCTTCCAGCTTGCTGAAAGTTCTGATGGTCACGACCCTCTCTTCCTCGGTGCAGTCAAGGAAATACGCCTGATCCATCCAGTCTATAGCTTCTGGTTCGCCGTGCTTCCCGCCGCCATACCAGTAGGTCCAGCCGACCCACCGACCATTAATCTTTGCGGCGACTGACTTCGACTCGTAATGACGTGAGTAGTCGGGCTCAATGTTCGTCTCAACACATCCGCACCGAACATCATATTTGGCGTCCCAGTGAGCGCCTTGCTCAACCAGTTCTTCATACCGAGCCTCAACTTGCTCGGCAGTCAGGTCGCTGGGGATATCAGTTCCATCCCAGCGCGCAGTGGTTTGCAGGATGGCGAGCTTGATGAATTGTTCGGGAGTCATATCGTTCTCCAGGTAGAAGGGGAAAGGCGCTTACGGCGCCACTCGGCAGCGTCACCCCCGCGGGATGAATAGCGTTGCGCTAGAAGCCGCTGCTGCGGGTGTTTTCTTCATGCCGCCCACCGCCCGCTGGGGAGGCCGCAGTTATCCCCTATGGGCCTGCTGCGGACAGGTGCGTAGATTCTGCGGTGATGATTCCGCCCCAGATCGGGCCGGCTGCCAGGATGAAGAGGTACAGCAGGCCGCCGAAGAGGCTGCCTAGCAAGATTGCTGTGCGGCGTGGGTTCATTCCTCGTCCTCCTCAAGCTTTGTCAGCCGAGCCAGCATTTCACTGGTTAGCTGCTCATGGTCCTCTTGGCTAAGGACAGGCATGGGCACGAACAGAACGCCCGTATTTTTGAGCACCTGGGCGGCCTCTATGGCCTTGCGGAGTAAATCGACTGGTGCGCGCTTCATAGCCCCGCTACCTCAACAAACGCCACGGCGAACATGAACACGCTGCCCACAAAAAAGCCGCCGAAGATGGTTACTAGGGCGGCCTTGGTCAGGTCGATGGTGATGGTCATGTGGATGACTCCTGTCGGCGGTAGCCGGCGTCGTAGAGATTGCGCATCGCCACAAACGTGCCAATCTTCGGATCTACGTATCCAGCATCAGAAATCATCTGGTTAATCGCCTTCTCCCTCTCCTCGGCGGCGCTCTGCTCGGGAGTGCGGAGCGGACGGAAAGTCGGGAGAATTCCGAAGTTCAGAACAGCATATGACCCGTACTGCCCCTTGCTTTCGCCTTCGCACCAGCGGAACACGACGCGGTCCTCGTCGTGAGCGAGGATCTTGGCCCGATAGTACGCAACATCCGTGCTGTCCCAGATGACCTCGGCCTCGATGCCTAACGGCGGCAGGCCCTGGCCGTCCCATGGTTTATCTATCCATTCCCAAAACTCAGAGAACACGTGATAGGAACCATCCTCGCCTTCTCCCTCGTATCCTTCTCTGCTCATATAGTCAGATGGACGCTTAGAAAATACAAAGAATGCAGTTCGTTGATTACCTATGATACGGGCGAATGCTCCGATACATCCCTCCGGTGCCTTGCTCCAGTCAATGCTCATGCTGCGTCCTCCATGTTCTGTTCCTGATACTGTGCAAGGGCTTCTGCTGCGTAGCCTGCGGCGATTGGCTCTGCAAGCGCCTTTATGGCTTCGGCTGCATCGCCTTCCGGGAAGAAGTTGTGCAGGTTCGCAAGGGCATCGCAGGGACGGCGGTCGGCTACGGCCATGATCACCGTAGCCAGCAGGCGCTCTCGGTCGTTCTGCAACAAGTCGATCAGCATCTTGTGAATCTCCTCGCGCAGCAGGTCGGCCTTCAACTTGCTGCTCCAGAATCCCTTGCTGTGCAGGTCAACATCGCAGTCGCCGAGTAGCGACTCCACAGCATCGAGCTTCCAGTTTGCGTACTCGTCCGAGGCGAGCCAGAGTTCCATCGGGTCCTCTGCTGATGGAGGCTTGCGGTTGGCTAGTGCTGCTATGTTCATGTCTCACCTCGCGTTCGCGTGCATGCGGCTGCGCCCTAAGAGTCGTAGGCCTCGTCATAAGCCCCGCTCCCGAAGACGATTCGTTCAGGGCGCATGCGCATACAGGCGAAAAAATGCCCGGACTTGCCGGGCTAATGAGGGGTAGGGTGGGGATGGCCTGGATGCCAGCCAGGCAAGCGGTGGAAAACGTCGACAGCGGCGTCATCGGTGGAGAATCGCCTAGAAAGACACCGACTCGCCGCTATTCGTACGCCCGCCTTGGCAGGCCCGCTTACTCATCCCCATTTAGATTTACGTTTTAGGCCTCACCGCGCTCGATGGACTCAGTGTCCTCGCCACGGTTATCCAGCCATGCGCGCATGTTGTCGGCGGCGGTCATTTCGTCACCCCAGCCGGCGGCAGTAACAATGGATCCGCTAAGTTCTTTTTCTTCTGCAAGACTCTCAGTGATCTGTTTTGCTAATTCTTTAAACTGCTCACTGTCCTTTACTTGAAAGACAGCAGTGAAGAACTCTTGGCTCATACGGCCTCCGGTTTGGTGGAGAAAGGGTGGGGATGGCCGGAGTTTCACCGGCGGCTTAATTGGTCACTGCCAATAAGCTATTACCGCTATTCGCATGCGATACTCATCCCCATTGAAGGGTGGCGTCCTTGCCGGGGAAGTCAGTCGGCTGGAGGCGCTGGGAGTGGCATCCAGTGCGTTGGGCGCCAGTTGAAAATTGATGAATGTATTGGATCAAACCAATCCCACCCAGCGTTCAGGGGGCCATCACCGCGCTGCCATGTCGCATAGCCGATACTCCCCTCCGTGTACTTTCGCATGTGAGTTTCTCTCACGCCGTAATCTGGGCAATAACCAAGAAACTTGGTGCCATCCTTTGGAGCGCTATCAATCGTTTTCCACTCGCTCATCTCGCCTCCAGTGTGTGTATGCGCCAGGGCGCGGTTAGGCGGTTGCCTTGGTCATTGAATCTGCGTTGTTCTGCCATCGTGGCGGTACACTTCGCCGTACTCACCGATGGAGACATTTGCGTCACGGTGCTGACGAAGTGCAAGTCGAACCGCCGTTTCTGCGTTATGTGTGTAGCGCTCAAACTCCTTCTCCAGAGCTTCGTACTTTTTCTTCCACTCGCGCTCTATCTCGTTGTAGCGATCAGATGCAGGTGGCTCGTAGAAAGCCATGCCTTGATGCTCTACCGCGAGTTCAACATCGCGCGCAATCGCAGCGATCTGTTCGCTAGTTGCCTCAATGCCTGCCGAATCAAAAGCATCAATAAGACATTCAGCGTAATAGTCTTTCTTCGTGTAACTCATCTCTCACCTCACCAATAGATAGTCAGAAACAGGACAACGAACAGCGCTGCGAACTCGCCAAGGTCTGGCATGGATTCCTCTCTTGCCCGGGGGCTGGTAATTGGCTGTATGGGGGAGTGGTCTGGCCGGTGCTGAGTCTCTGTCCGGCTGGATTGGGTCATCTGGCGGCGTGACTCTGAACTGAATCAGGTAGTACCCGCAGCACACGCTATACCCCTAGCGCTGTGCGGCCAGACCACTCTCCGATACAGCCATAAGGCTGGTGTTCGTTGATGCCCCGGCGAACCGGGGCGTGGTGGTTAGGCGATCCAGCCTTTCGTTTTTCCGCTCCAGAATTGACCGTGGTCTGCTTGCCTAGCGATTTCCAGCAGCTTCGATTCGTCAGCCCCGCGCGGTTTTATTTTTGACTGATTTGCGGAAAGGCATGATGCGCTGGCTTCCCAAAGAGTCCTGTATTTTGCTGCCTCTGCAATTGCCTCTCTTTCTCTCGCTTGAGCCAGTCGCACCTGCTCTTCACACAGTCCGCATTTCTCGCATTCCATACTCAGCTCCTGTTAAAGCGCCCGAAGGCGCTATTACCTGCTTGACTTACCGGCGGCTCTCTTTGGCCGCCTGCTTGCGATACTCAGAAGAGATAACGTCCATGTAGACGAACGCATCGCGCTTATCGGAAGAAACACGCTCCGGGGCGTTTCCGGCTTGCTGTGCAGTTTTAAACAGTTCTTCGAGGCTCATCGTCTGGCCCTCCAGGGCGTGTTGACTTCTTCGATGCCCCTCTCGCGAAGGGCATCTGAGAAATCGTTTTCCCCTTTCGGGGCCGGTCGATCCCGCTTGATGCTTTCGCCTTGCGGGGCCGGGGAGGGTTTCGCGTCCTCCGTGCTAGCCGGTGAGTCTCCGGCTTGTTGCCGCGGTGTTCTGCGGCGTTGAGTGAACTATAAGCATGCTTACACATACATGCAAGTCCTCTTACAGATTTTTTTAAGGGCAAAAGAAAGCCCGCTTATAGCGGGCTGCTTTCTGACGGGCGGCTTACCTTCTGGTTATGTACGAACCGATGATCACCCCGATGATCTGAACATCCTCAGATATCTCGGTCAGCGGGTACTGAGGGTTGAGCGGCTTCAGATACAGCCGGCCCGACTCCCTCACGAACATCTTGAAAGTCGCCTCGTTGTCGGGGTGTAGCTTGGCGATCACGGGATCACCACTCTGCGCCTCGACGTCGGGATCTACGAAAATCACTGTCCCTTTGGGGTAGCTCTCCGAGCCTGGGTAAGGGCTCGTCATGGAATCACCATCTACCCGCAAAGCAAAGCCCCGCGGACCGATCCTGTCCGGGCAGGGCATCCATTCCTCTGCGTCGCCGATTGCGTACAAGTCTATGGCCTCACTCCAATTTCCGGCAGAAACCCAACTGATTACAGGGATAGCCGTAAAGGTCTGAGGGTAGACGTTGATCTCGGATATTTCACTTTTATTCTGTGTGGTTTTTTCTATCCCGCGCTCCGCTCCTGGGTCCAGCATTTCTCCTTTCCCAGATATCAGCCAGTCGACAGACGACCCGTAGGCCTTGGCAATGGCCATGAGGTGCTCGTTTCGGATGCTCTTCGTCTTGCCGCTGAACCACTGGCTGACTGCTGGGTATGAGATCCCACAGACGTCCTTCAAGGTCGTCTTGATCTGTCGCTTGGGCACACCTCTGCTCGTAAGGAGCAGCTCTATACGGTCGGTTATGTTCATGCCGGAACTCTATAAGCAGACCGTAGAAGCATGGTTTCTTTGCCTTGCACAAAATAGTGTAAGTATGCTTTCATAACGGCGTGTCTTCAGGAGAAAACACATGACCAAGACCGAAGCGATCAACCACTTCGGCGGCAAATCCAAGCTCGCCGCCGCGCTGGGGATCTCTTACGCAGCGGTTCAACAGTGGGGCGAAGAAATCCCTCTGCTCCGCCAGTACGAGATCGAGAAACTGACCCGTGGCGCCCTGAAGGTGCCGAAAAAACCCAAGGCCGCATAAGGAAATCCACCAGATGTACGACAACCCTAGCCACCTGAAGGACCGGGAAATCAAGCTCCGCGTCGATGAGACGACCTACGAACTCATCGGCGCCCTGGCTCGTTTCCACCGCACTCAGAAAGCGGTTCTGGTCCGTGATCTTGTTGAGGCCGCATTGGAACGCCTGGCAGAGAACGATAGCGAACAACAAACCGTGGCCTGAAGGCCCTGAGAGGGGCCGATGGCACATATCAGCACGACGCTTAGCCCGAAGGCCTATGAGTGCCTGGTGAGGTTAGCTGAAGAGAAGGGGGTCACCCCTGAAGAGGCCCTGGCGGATTTTCTGGAACAGCAGCTAGCGCGCAAGACCAGACCAAATAACACCAGGGGAACAGTCCAGCCATTTCGGCGAAGGGACTGAAGAGGGCCTGACAAGCCCTATCTGAAGACAGAAAAAAGCCGGGATTGCGGCCCGGCTGATTCAACTACAGAACGGAAACGATGATGACAAATATTGTTCAGCTTGACAAGTCCAGGGGGTTCACCCGGATGGACAACGAATTGTACGAGGCCCTCATTGGGGCTGATCTTTCTGGGCGTGAACTTCGAGTAGCTTTGGCTGTGCATCGCCTAACTGCTGGGTTCAATCAAGACGAGTCTCGTATCACTGCTTCGGTGATTGCTGACATGTCCGGAATCCGTCGTGAGCATGTTTCTAGGATGCTCTGTGAGCTTCTGCGTCAGCGTGTGATTTACCGGGTTGGAGGATCTAAAGGTCCAATCGGTTTCTCTCCCGTTTCTGAGTGGAAGATCGATGAAAAGGTGTGTGCCGAAAACGGCACAAAGGATTTGGCACAGAGTGCCGAAAACGGCACAAAAGTAGTGCCAATTTCGGCACACTATAAAGACAGTAAAGACAATACAACTCCTAACGGAGTTGTTACGCCCGCGAAGCCTGTCGAAGAAAAACCTGCGAAGGCTAAAGCGTTTGGTCTGGCCGATCTCCTGTCCGACAACCCGCATAGCATCCCTGAGCAACTCCTGGCGGACTGGATAACGACCCGCAAGGCAAAGCGTGCCGCGCTAACCCCTACGGCCTGGAAGCGTCTGAACAACTCCCTGGCAAAGTGCAAGGACGCCGGCTTCACCGCTGAATACGCGGTCGAAACCATGGTGTCGAAGGGGTGGCAGACCGTAGAAGTCGACTGGCTGAAGAACTCAACTCGGAGTTTTTCAGGGCCTCAATCGGTCCCCGCATACGACGCCAATGACACCTCCTGGGCCGTAGGCCTGGAACAGGATCTGTTCTGATGAAACGCGCCGGCAGCTTGATCCCGCAAGCAATGTCGACCGCGCCGAGTCAGGTGCAGGCTCCGCGTGAGCTTGACGATGCAACCGTAAGCGTCGTGAACCAGTTGTTCTCCGAGCTTCAATCGATCTTCCCGGCCTGGCGGCAGGCGTGGCCAACCGCTGAGGCGATTGCCAAGGCAAAGCGCACTTGGATCAAGGCGTTCATGGACGCAGGTCTGAACAATCTGGAGCAGATCCGCTATGGCATTCAGCAATGCCGGGCCTCTGGCGGCGACTTCGCGCCCAGCGTCGGCAAGTTCATAAAGTGGTGCAACCCGAGTCCTGAACATCTGGGGCTGCCCAGCGTAGAGAAGGCCTATCTGGAAGCTGCCCGGAAGGCACACCCAGCTTTCACTGGAGGCTGGAGTCATCAAGCGGTGTATCACGCGGCAACGATGACCGGCTTCTACGAACTGACGAACCTCTCCGAGGAGCGTAGCAGGAAGCTGTTCGAGCGCAACTACGAAGCGACTGTTCGGATGATTGTCTCCGGTCAGCCATTGCGCCAGATCCCGAAAGCTCTACCCGAATCCGTATCGATCAGAACGCCAGAGATCGGCAAAGCCGCGCTCAACGAACTGCGCGCAACTCTGGCAAGGAGTCACCAATGACCCAGGCAAACAACGGAAAGATCACTACCGAAGGCCTGCAACTCCCGAGCGCTTGCGACATCTGCGGAAAGTCCCGGGCTCATGGAAGCCACGTGAAGTGCAGCAAGATCCGGCAGGCGCAGTACCAGGCGAAGAGGGGCTAAGTAATGGGGCTTGAATACATTTGTGATCGGTGCGGCGCGCCTATGTGCGCGTTCGCTTTCCAGGTCAAGGTATCTAGCACAGGGAAGGCATACCAAGAAAGAGTTTGCCTGAACTGCATGCACATCCAGGAAGAGTGCGGTCGTGACGTTCCGAGTCGTGTTTACAAGGCGCTTGGTGTGCTTACTGCTCAAAGTCGTGGATACATCCTCGATTCAAGATGGAACCTAATCCGAAAAAGTTGCGAGACGGGAATAGAGCACAAGACAAAGGCCTTGATTAAGCATGACCGAGTTTTGGAGGGTTCTGAATGAAGACCTTCGAACTCCTGCGCATGGAAGGAATGCGCACCTACGGTCGGCAAGTTGAGGCCAGTACATGGCGCGAAGCCGAGCAGCAATGCCGCGACGGCGAGATCGTAAACGGCGAACTGATCGGTGTGTACGACTGCGATCCGGTGACTGAGGCGGTCTGCACTGCGCGCAATGACGTGATGATTGAGCGGATGGGGGGGAGTTATGGCTGATACGCAGAAAACCGAGGTGACTGTGTGCGTAGGCGAATGGGTTCTGGTGCCGCGCGAGCTTTCCAGTGAAGCGCTAAGCATGCTGGCGAACTTCGACATGGGAAGCGTTGGCGACAGCGCGGAGGATGCCGCTGCTGAATGCTGGTCGAGCTTGCTTGAGAGAGCTGGAAACCAGCCAAAAGAGCTTCAGTTTCAAAACCCTGTCTTTCATTCTGGTTGGAACACCACTGTTCGGCTCGGTAGCAAATGGAGCAAAGAACGATTGGCTGGCGTGCGGATTGGCACTGCCTGCGTTGTGGTCGAACTGAAGTCGGTTAGATACCACTTCAATCAACTGCGCGATCACATGCTTCGCCAGGAGCACGATCCGTCTTGCCGTACCGTCGAAGGCCTCTTTGCCGAGATGTGCCGGGTATATCCGGGATTCCAGAGAAACGACGTAGTGACTGTTGTCGACTTCTGGCTGCCGGAGGTGAGCAATGGCTGACCGAACCTTCCGCATCCAAGGCGACGCTGGCATCCGTCCGGCTTTCGTTGCGGCCTGGAACCTCATCCAGGGACTGATGAAAGAGGCACAGGGTGGCTACGAACTGGTTCTGCGCCCCCTCAAGTCGAAGCGCTCCGTCGAGCAGAACAAGCGGTACCACGCGCTACTCCGTGATCTGTCTGCCGTGGCTTGGCTGGATGGGCGCCAGTACGGGCCAGAAGCATGGGCTGAGTACTTCAAGCAGACCTTTATCGGCTGGGATGACCTGCCTGGTGGCGGGAAGCGCGGGATCAGCACCACTACGCTCAGTGTCGCTGAGTTCGGCGACTACATGACCAAGATCGAAGCATGGGCCGCGGAGCAAGGGTGGCCGCTGATGATTCAGGAGGCCGCATGAGCAAGTTCAAGGCGGGCGATCCCGCCATGATCATCAAGGCTAACCATGAGGAGAACCTTGGGAAGGTTGTGACGCTACTTCAGTCAACCTCTGAAGAGATTATCGACTGCGGACGCGGCGCAAAGATTTCAAATCCTAACCGACTTTTGTGTTGGGTCATTCAGCACGAAGGGCTGGTCACCACTACAGCCTTTGGTTTCGAGCGCCTGGTTACTGTCGGAGCTTGCCCCGAGTCATGGCTGCTTCCCCTTCGCGGCGACTTCCATCCCGAGCAGCAGAAGGCGAAGGAGGTGGAGGCGTGAACAAGGCCGACAAGAAATACCTCTCCAGCGCTTCGGCATTGGGCTGCATCGCTTGCTACATCCAAGGCACGCCTGGAACGCCTGCGGAGATTCACCACCCGCGTGACGGGGCGGGGATCGGCCAACGCTCAGCGCATCGCCGGGGCATACCACTATGTCCTGCTCACCATCGTGGAACGATGCATCCGGCAGTTCCGAGCATTCACCAAGACAAACAGAGATTCATTGAGCGCTTTGGTACTGAGGCCGCGCTGGTTGCGCTGGTGCATCAGCTAATTGGCGTGGAGGACGCGGCATGAAGATCACAAACGTCGAGTGGAACGAGGGGGCACCCAACGTCGTTAAGCCTGGGATGCTGCTTCAGTACAGCGATGGGAATGTCCATTTGGTAGGAACCGAGCGGCGAATGCTCATCAAGACTCCGATAAGCAAATGGTCATGGGCCATAAGGCCGCACGAACTGCAATGGTTAGCGGCTATGGCAAACAAGCACAAAGCGAGGGCGCGGGGATGAACGAAGTCGCGCAATTCAAACGCAAGGCGGACGCAGTGATTGAAGCCGCCGAGGAATTCGAGGGTAACGTCCTTGCCTGCGTTGTAGATGCGCAGGAGAAGGGCGTTCCTGCCTGGATGATGCTCGGCAAGATGATGGAGGTCATCGCCGACCTGCAGCATGGCGGCGTGGTCTTGGAGCCGGAGGACGGGGCATGACCAACTCCCGCGCCAAGGGCGCCCGCGTAGAGTTGGACTTCGCTAGGCTTTGCTTCGAACACCTCGGTATCAAGGTCGAGCGCAACCTCGAACAATCGCGTAACGGCGGACACGATCTGAGCGGCTTGGATGGCTGGGCGCTTGAGATCAAAGCGCGAGCAAACGTGCCTGGGCGCAAAGAACTGCTCGGCATGTGGACTCAGACCCTTGACCAGGCCCAGCGAGCTAAGTCGAAGCCGGCATTGGCCGTGAAGGTGAATCGCCGCGGCTGGACCGTCTACGTCGATTTGGCAGACCTCAGTGACTCATGGCTGCCTTGCAAATCCTGGGCTGCCATCGAGCCAGAGGACTTTTTCCAGCTTGTCCGGGAGGGCATGTGATGCGAGCAGACGAGTACCTATCGAAAGCACAAGCTCTCATGGTTGAGCGTGGAAAGCAGTACGACAAGCCCGAGGGGGAACGATCCATGGGTAAGGCCGTGTCAGCCTTCAACGCGATTACTGGTCACTCGATTAGGGAAAGTGAAGGCTGGCTTCTTCTCCAAATCCTGAAGGACGTGCGGCAGTGGCAAAACCCTTCATTCCATCCCGATAGCGCAGAGGACTGCGTTGCCTATGCAGCATTGAAAGCCGAATCACTCGAGCAGGAGAACGCCTGATGTCCACTCGCAGTTTCAGTGATGATGATCTCATCGAAGTCCTGAAGAGCATGACGAACTCCCAGGCGGCGAAGCACTTCGATGTCAGCAAGCGGCAGATCGAGCGGCGGCGAGCGGCTCTTGTGCGCAAAGGCTGGAGTCCTGCGCATGACCTGCACCATGCTGTTCCGGACGGGTACATGCTGAAGGGTGCATCGACGCTCTACAAAGAAGGCAAGCCCGTTCTCCAGTGGGTTAAGTCGACCGTGGACGAGGAGCGTCAGCGCGAACTGTTCGAGTCGTCCTGCAAAGCTGCGGTGAAAGACCTTCCTGTCGTAGTGCCTAAAGAGGCCCGCGGGAAGCACGTCGATCACCTGATGACTGTATACCCAATAGGTGATCCTCACTTCGGCGAATACATCTGGGGCGACGAATGCGGCAGGGATTGGGATCTGTCGATTGCTGAGCGCATTCACTGCCAGGCCATGGCGGCACTCGTCGATGCTGCGCCGAAGACCGAGCGCGCGCTGATCATCAACCTGGGCGATGCCGCGCACTATGACTCGATGATTGCGGTAACTCCACGCTCAGGCCATCACCTGGACGCCGACAGCCGCTATGCCAAGATGGTCGACGTGCTGATCCTGGCAATGCGTCAGGTCGTCGAATCGGCGCTCAAGAAACACCGCTATGTCCACGTCGTCCACGTCATCGGCAATCACGACGAAACGGGTGCGGTCTGGCTCAGCCGGCTGTTTGCCCATCTCTACAGCAAAGAGCCGCGCGTGACGGTGGAAACCTCGCCGAGCGTGTTTAGCTACTACCGCTGGGGCAAGACTCTCATCGGCATGCATCACGGTCACACAGCTAAAGCTCACGTGCTGCCCGGAGTAATGGCTACCGACCGCGCGAAGGATTGGGGCGAGACAATCCATCGCTATTGGTACACCGGCCACATCCACCACGAAAGCAAAAAAGAGTTCCCTGGCTGTGTAGTCGAGTCGTTCAACACCTTGGCTCCGGCAGACAGCTACGCACACAGCGGCGGCTATCGCGCTCGGCAGAACATGAAGTGCGTGGTTCTACACAAAGAGCACGGCGAAGTGGCACGGCACACGGTTAGTCCTGACATGTTGGAAGGGGAAGCAGCATGATTACTGACAGTGACTTCCACTACGCTGATTGGCTACTAATCGAATGGGCGCGCTGGGTCAAGAGCGAATTCATGGGAACGAGCCTAGATAAAAAGGCTAGCGTTCGAAGCGCTCCGATTCTTGATGACGAAACTGGTCTTGCGGTCGACAGAGCTATCTCACGGTGCGATCAGTCAACACGAAAAATCATCAAGCGCGTTTACCTTTGGCAGGATATCTCCATAGAGAAATCCGTGCTTCGTCGCTACATCTCTGACTTCATGGGGGCCTACTATCGTGATGTCGCGTAGTGTTGCTTCCGATAACTGGATATGCAAAGGCCCATCAATTCAAGGATATTCAAGATTTTATGGGCTTTCTCAGCGAATGTTCAGCGACTTTCAGGAGATGATTGATCTAGAAACAAGGGCAGAAAATGGAGAACGTCTAAAGCTCACTCCAGAGCAAAAAATGAGGATGGTTCGAGCCATTCGTGCGACTACCAACATCTACTTCATATTTGCGCCCCAGCATAGGCTTATCAAGATAGGTCAGGCTTTGGATGTTAATAAACGTCTAAGCTCTTTGCGCAGCGGATCTCCAGCAGTTCTTAATTTGCTCGCTTGTGTAAGATTTTTTGGTGATCTTGAAGCATTTCTGCATAAGAGGCTTGAGGCGTATCACAGTCATGGTGAGTGGTTCAGAGCAGAGGATTTGGTCTTAGACGTTGTTGAATCTGCTCAAGACTCCGGGGTCTCTGGAATAATGAAATCTTTACAAGTAGATATTGCATCTCTTCCTGCTTAGAGGTATAAATACAGGGTATTTTGCGGTTTTACCGCATGAGATTCAGAGCCCAGCCTAGCGCTGGGCTTTTTGTTTATGCATGCGAATGCGCAGCTGATGCGATGAGATGGGTAGAAGAGCGACGTACCCATGTAAAAACCACGCTCTCATGCCGGGTTCAGATCCGGCCGCATGCACCCTTCTTAGGGACTGATGGCAGTAAGACCCAAGTGAGCCGGCTTATCCGGTGACTGCCAAATTAAAGTCCTCTTCGGAGGCTGCCAGGTTGAGCTTTAAGCCGCCTGGTACTGATCCCCATCAGCGCTGCACCCCAGCGGCGCCTTTGCCCGCAGCCCCGCGGGCGTTTTATTCACCTGTAGCCCCTCACCGGGTAGTCCGAGACTATGAAGATGCCTGAAAAGGACCCGAACTTCTGGTCAGCGGCATTGGCGTGGCTGACCACTGTGTCGCCGCAGCTTTACGCCCTGGCGTTGTCGGTAGTGGTCGCGGTCACACGTGTTATCTATGGCGGTGGAACTCGTCGACAAGCGCTGATGGAAGGCGCGCTCTGTGGCCTCGTTACGCTGACCATCGTTCCTCTCCTGACATATTTCAATCTGCCGGAAAACATGGCTGCCTTTGCTGGCGGCTTCGTTGGCTTCCTCGGCGTGGAGAAGATCCGCGCAGTAGCTGAGCGTTACGTCAACTCGAAGGTAGACAAGCAGTGAACATCTCTCCCTCCGCACTCGACACCCTCGCCAAAACAATTTGGGGTGAGGCCCGCGGCGAGGGAAGGGAAGGCATGATCGCCGTAGCTTGGGTGATCCTCAATCGGGCATCCATTGGCGGCTGGTGGGGCAACAGCATAGAGACTGTATGCCTGAAGCCGTGGCAGTTCTCGTGCTGGAATGCCAACGATCCGAATGCCCCATACATGCGAGGCCGCAAGGCTATCCCAGGTCATCAGTACACCGCAGCACGCGAAGCCGCTATTGCCGCTGTAGAAGGGCATGAGAAAGACCCCACGCTTGGCGCTACTCACTACTACGCGCCCAAGGCCGTGAAAGAGCCCGCTTGGGCAAAGTCTGCGACCAAGACAACGCAGATCGGCGGCCACATCTTTTTCAAGAACGTGAAGTGATGGAATGGCTCGGCGCGATCCTCATCCTCGCTGTGATCGCACGGAACGCCTACCTCGTTATTGATGAGTGGTCAGTCGGTGGAGTCATCTGGCACGTCTTGATGGTCCTGGGCTGGTCGGCTCTCTTCTGGATCCACGTGTCCGGGCTCGTCCTGGGGAAGATTTCTTGTTGAGGGCTGATCATGCTTGGATTTACCACTAAGGCCGAGGCGCAAAAGATTGGCGCATCCCACCACGGCAGCTATTACGGCATCCCCATGTGGATGGGTGATGTGGACAGCGATTGCCCCCTGGTTTTCACCAAGTGGGCGCCCTTTGAATTTGTCGTTGACCTCTTCTCCTACATCGAGGGCATCGTGAATTCCATGCTCGGCCAAGAGCCAACGTTCATGTTCAAGGTTGGTCGTCGCATCGACGGGAAAGATGACTAAGTGGCTGCTCGTTGCAGTGGGTGTGCTGGCTGTCTTGCTGGCAGGTACCGCGGCAGCCTGGCGCATGAGCGTCCTAAGCAACGAGCGCGACCAGTACCGCGCCTCCGCTGAGCAAGCCAAAGCACAGGCAAGTGACTATCAACGCCGCGTAGAAGCCGGCAACGCCATCGAGCGCACCTATCTAGAGGCAGTGAAGAGTGCAAACGCTCAAAACGATCAGCTTCGCGCTGACATCGCTTCTGGTGCTCGCCGGGTGTACGTCAAAGCCAGTTGTCCAGTGCAGCATCCCGGAGCCGCCCCAGGCTCTGATGCAGGAAGAGCCGAGCTTGCTCCCGCTGATGGACAAACTGTTTCAGATCTCCGAGCCGGAATTGAGCGAAAAGAAGCGCTGATCAAGGCCCTACAGGAATACATCCGTAAAGGACACGCACAATGAGCAAGTACGAAGTAAAGACTTCCGATGGCATCGTCCACCAAGCGGAAGCTGCCACCCACTTCATCGATGCTAACGGCCTGCATCTGCACTCTGATGCCGGGCGAGTGGTTGGCGTGTTTCGTGAATTCCTGTGGATGCGCATCACTCCTGCGGTTGTGAACGCTCCGGTTGATCCGGTACAGCCCGCTCCCGAAACCACCACCAGCCCGGAAGCTACCGGGGAGTAAGTCATGAGCATCGGTCGTCCTACTAAGTACAAGCCCGAGTACGTCAAGACAGCTCGGGCATTGGCAAAGCTGGGCGCGACTAATGCCGAGATGGCTGAAGCGTTCGGGGTCTCCCTCTCTACGTTCAATCTGTGGAAGGTGCAGCACGAAGCCTTTTCGGATGCCATAAAAATTGGCAAGGACGTTGCTGACGCTCGAGTGGTTGATGCGTTGTACCACCGAGCAATGGGATTCAGCCATGTCGACACGGATATCCGCGTTGTAGATGGCGCAATCGTTGAGACGCCCATCGTCAAGCACTATGCCCCCGACACTACCGCTGCAATCTTCTGGCTGAAGAACCGGCGCCCTGATGAGTGGCGCGACAAGCATGACCTTGAGCATTCTGGCCAGATCAAGATGGCGGAAATGAGTGATGAAGAGATCCAGCGGAGAATCGAAGCTCTCAGCCGAGAGGATTCGTAAGCTAGAGCTTCTGTCGCTACTTGAGGAAAGAGCCAGGCGAGAGGCGCAGCGACAATTCAAACTCCAGTTCGAGACTCTCTACGACTGGCAGCGTAAGTTCAACAAGGCTACCGCTGATAACACATCGTGCATGTTGATGGCGGCGAACCGGGTAGGCAAGACTCGGACGGGGCTTACCATTGATGCAGCGCATTTGCTGGGCGACTATCCCAGTGACTGGGAGGGGCACAAGTTCAACCACGCTCCATTGTGCTGGTTGCTTGGCTACTCAATGGAGAAGACTAGGGATCTGTTGCAAGGTCCGTTGTTCGGTCGGTTCCAGGGTGGTACATGGACCGGGGGGTTAATCCCCGCTGATAGAATCGTTGACTGGCGCTCTGCAACTGGAACCAGTGGCGCGATGCGTGAGGTGCGTGTCAGGCATGCGACTGGAGGCATTTCTACGGTCCAGTTCTGGTCATATAGCCAAGGCCAGCACGCGATCATGGGCGATAGCGTCGACTGGTATCACATCGACGAAGAGCCAGAAGACAAAGAGATTTACCCGCAGGTCATAACCCGCACTGCTACCGGTGATGGAGGTCGTGGTGGACGAGGAATACTGACGTTCACCCCCGAGAACGGGCGAACTGAACTTGTCGTGAAGTTCATGGACGACCCAGGCGAAGGCCAGTACATCCAGCGCGCAACGTGGGATGACGCTCCTCACCTCTCCGAGAAGATCAAGCGCGAACTGTTGGCAGCTTACCCGGCTTGGCAGAGAGATATGCGCACACGAGGCGAACCATTGCTCGGCACTGGCCTGATATTCGATTTCGGCGATGACGAGATCAAGTGCGCACCATTCCCATGCCCAGATCACTTCTGGGTGATCAATGGCATGGACTTCGGCTGGGATCACCCGCAGGCGCATGTGCAACTGTGGATCGATCTCGAAGCTGACATTGTGTATGTCGCGCAAGCCTGGAAGAAATCCAAGGTCACGCCTAGCACTGCATGGGGTTCTGTGAAGCATTGGGCCCAGCACGTGCCAACAGCATGGCCGAGCGACGGTTTGCAGTCTGAGAAGTCGTCTGGGGTGCAGCAACGCGCCGCGTATCTAGACGCAGGCTGGCAGATGCTTCCTGAGCATGCGACCTGGCCGGGTGGCGGTGTTGGCGTTGAGGCTGGTCTCGTCGAGATGTACGAGCGTATGACTACCGGTCGCTGGAAAGTGTTCAGTCACTTGAGCGACTTCTTCGACGAGAAGATGAGCTATCACCGCGACGAACTGGGAAGGATCGTTAAGTTGAACGATGACATCCTCTCGGCGTCTCGCTACGCCTACATGATGCGGCGCTATGCACGTCAGCGTTTCCAGTGCAAGCCATCTCAAGGCGGCTCGCACCAATCCACGTACGACCCATTTAGCTGAGGACACACGCCATGGGCGGAGTAGTCAAGAAGGTGGCCAGCGTTGCAACGCTTGGCTTGAGTGATGCTGTGCTTGGCGCCACTGAAGCGCCGAAGACTCAGACCACTGAGATGAAGGACATCGAGAGCAACGACGCTCAGAACGTTGACAGCTTCAACGAGGACCGCCGCCGCCGTGCGCGGATGGCTGGTATCTCGAGCACGATTCTGGGTGGCGCGCTGGGCACTCCTGCGACCACTGCAACCAAAACCCTGCTTGGGGGCTGACATGTCTGAAGCTCTGCGCCGAAACGCGGAAAAGCGCCTGGCGATGCTCAAGAACGAGCGGACGTCATGGGAGCAGAACTGGCGCGAGCTTTCTGACTTCATCCAGCCCATGCGGTCCCGCCTGCTGTGCGATCAGCAGGTAAACAAGGGCGACAGGCGCAATAACAAGATCATCAACAACGAGGCCACCGAGGATGCCGGCGCGCTTGCTGCGGGCATGATGAGCGGTCTTACTTCGCGGTCCAGGCCGTGGTTCAACCTTGTCGTCCAGTCAAAGGAGGCAATGGAGTTCGGCCCGGTCAAGTCGTGGCTCTTTGAGGCGACCGAGCGGGTTCGTGATGTGCTGTTGCGCTCGAACTTCTACAACTGCCAACACGTGTCCTACCTGGAGATGGGCGTGTTCGGCATTGGCGCGATCTGGATCGACGAAGACCCGAAGAACGGCATTCGTTGCGAGGTGTTCACCGCTGGTGAGTACTACGTGGCCAACGGCGCAGACGGTAGGTGCAACGCGTTCTATCGCGAGTTCAAGCTAACCGCGGCGCAGATGGCCGAGCGGTTCGGCAAAGAGAACCTCAGCCCCCAGGCGCAGAACGCGCTCAAAGAGGCGCGCCAAGATCAGTGGTTCGACTGCGTGCAGATGGTTGAGCCAAATGCCGACTATCTGCCAGGCGCAAAGGTAAGCCGTCTTCTGCCGTATGTCTCGCTGGTGTGGGAGAAGAGCGCCACGCCTGACAAGGTTCTCGAGCATCGCGGCTTCCACGAATTCCCGGTAGCCGTAGTGCGCTGGGACACTCTGCCGGGCGACTGCTATGGCACTGGCCCGGGCCGTCGCTGCCTGGGCGATATCAAGGCACTCCAGCTCTATGAGCGCAGTTCTGCACGGATGGCCGAAACCGGCTCCAATCCTGCCGTCCAAGCGCCGATGTCGCTGCAAGGCAAACCGAGTTCAACCAACCCGGGGAGCATCACATACGTCGACCAGGTTGGCGCGCAGAACTCGATCATGCCGATCTACGAGCCCAGCCCCCAGTGGCTCGCGGTGATCGAAGGCAAGATTGCTCGTCACGAGGCTCGTATCCGTCGCTCGTTCTACACCGATCTGTTCCTGATGATCAGTGAGATGGACGACGTGCGCACGGCTACTGAGATCAACGCACGCCGCGAAGAGAAGATGGCGATGCTCGGACCTGTTGTTGAGCGTGTCGACTATGAAGGCCTTGACCCGATCATCGAGCGCGTGTTCGGCATCATGCTGCGCCAGTCCATGCCGATTTGGGCGGGCATCATCGATGGCGAACCATTACTTCCTGAGCCGCCGGAAGAGTTGGGCCAGAACGTGGTCGAGGCCGACTACATCTCTATCCTGGCACAGGCTCAGAAGGCCGGCGCGGTCAATGGCCTGGAGCGTATCGCTGCCACCATCGGCAATCTGTCCGGCGCGTTCCCCGAAGTGCGCGACAAGTTCGATGCGGACCAGTGGGTCGACGAGTACGCAGAAGCGGCTGGTGTTGTTCCGACTGTCATCCGCGGCGACGAAGAGGTTGCCGCAATCCGCGAACAGCGCGCCCGTCAGCAGCAGGCGGCAGAAGCACAGCAGGCGCTCGCAAGCGGCATCGAAGGCGCCAAGCTTCTATCCGAAACCCAGGTCACGCCAGACAACGCGTTAGGCCAGCTACTCGGAGCATAAATGTTCGAAGACGACGAGATCACGCAGCAGCGTGAGGAAGCCTCGCGCCTGAGGCAAAGGCAGCGTGCAGACGACGTGAAGTCTCAGATGGCGACCTTAAGCGGTCGCCGTTTTGTTTGGGATCTTCTGGGCTACACGCGGTACGAAGGCCGCTCAACCCTCTTCGATACCCACGGCGGACGGCAGAGCTATCTGCTCGGCGCCTATGAGGTAGGCCGAAAACTTTCCGAAGAAATCCGAACCCTCTGTCCTGAGCAGTACCTGCTCATGGTCAGGGAGAACAGCAAACAACCCGACGAGGTTACCCAATGACCGAAGCAGTCGATACCGCCACCACTACCGTAAGCGGGACCGAGAGTGCGACGTCAGAGGCCCAGGCTAGCCAGCAACAAGCTGTCGAGCAGGGCCAACAGCAGCAAGCCCAAGCGCAACAGCAGGAACAGAAGCCAGCAGTACCCGACGCGTACAAGTTCGAGTCCCTCCCGGAGGGCTACGACTTCAGCGCCGAGGCCCAGGCCGAATGGTCCGGCGTGTTCAAGGAACTGGGTCTGACCCAGGAACAGGCCAGCAAGCTGGTCGAGATGGACGCCAAGCGGCAGGCATCGGGTGCTCAGGCATCTGAGCAGGCCGCAATCGAGTACCGCAACCAGCAGGTCTCCAAGTGGGAGTCCGAACTGAAGCAAGACGCGGCATTCGGAGGTGCCAATTTCGAGGCCAACGTTGGCATCGCACAGAAAGCCCTGGCCGATTACGGCACCCCTGAGCTTACCGCGATGCTGAAGGAGTCCGGGCTGGGATCTCACCCGGAAGTCGTCCGCTTCTTCCACCGAGTCGGCCAGCAATTGGCCGAGGGCAAGTTGCATCGCACCACCACCGAAGTCCCAACCGAACGCTCGCTTGCCGAGCGGATGTATCCCAACTATCCCGCTTAAGGAGTCCCCATCATGGCGACTATTGGCAATACCGTCCCGACGCTGCTTGACGTAGCAAAACGACTGAACCCGGATGGCGGCGGCATCATGCCGATTGCTGAGCTGCTGTCCCAAGAAAACGAGATGCTGCTGGACATGCCCTGGTACGAGGGCAACCTGCCCACCGGCTCGCGCATCACCACCCGCACCGGCCTGCCGGATGTGATCTACCGCAAGCTGAACAGCGGTGTTCCGCCGAGCAAATCGACCACCGCGCAAGTGGATGAGGCATGCGGCATCCTCGAAGCTCGCGGCCAGGTTGACGTGGACCTGGCGATGCTGAATGGCAATACCGCAGGTTTCCGCCTGTCTGAGTCGCGCGCATTCATGGAGGCAATGAACCAGGCCATGCAGCGTGGCGTGATGTACGGCAACACCGACGTCACCCCCGAGTCGTTCACTGGTATCGCGCCGCGCTTCAACACCGTCAGCACCGCAACTGCCGCAACCGCTGCAAACGTCATCGACGCCGGCGGCACCGGCTCTACCAACACCTCGATCTGGCTGATTGGCTGGGGCGAGAACACCGTCCACGGCATCTATCCGAAGGGTTCGCAAGCCGGCCTGGTCCACAAGGATCTTGGTGAAGGCGACGCTTTCGATGCCAGCGGTAACCGCTTCCGCGCCCTGATGGACCAATACCAGTGGAAGGCCGGTATTGCGGTCAAGGATTGGCGTTACATCGTTCGCATCGCGAACATCGATGTCACCACCCTGACCAAGAACGCCGCCTCCGGCGCTGACATCATCGACCTGATGACCCAGGCACTGGAACTCATCCAAGGGCTGACCGGCGTTACTCCTGTGTTCTACGTGTCCCGGCGCATCCGTTCCTTCCTGCGTCGCCAGACCGTCAACAAGGTTGCTGCAAGCACCCTGACCTACGAGAACGTGGCCGGCAAGCCTGCGCTCATGTTCGGCGAAGTCCCGGTTCGCCGCGTCGACGCCATCCTCAACACCGAAGCCCGCGTGGTTTAAGGAGACGATCATGTACGTCGATAAGCAAGCCGAATTCTCGGACAGCCAGGCGGTAACGGCTACCGCCATCTCCACCAACGTCTACGACCTGTACCCGCGTGGTAATGCGGTCAACACCAACGTCACTCGCGACATCGGTGTGGGCGAGGACGTCTACCTGGTCGTCCAGTGCGACACCACTGCAACCGCAGCCGGCGCCGCAACTGTGACTGTCAGCCTGGAATCGTCCTCGACCGCAGACCTGGCAACCACTCCGACCGTGCACTTCGTATCGGCAACCCTGGCTCTTGCCAACCTTGTTGGGGGCACCACTCTGCTCGCAATCAAGCTGCCGGCTGGCCAGTACAACCGGTACGTTGGTGTGCGCTACACCGTCGCAACCGGCCCTCTGACTGCCGGTGCGTTCTCTGCGTTCCTGGCCAAAGACATCCAGGCGTTCCGCGCCTACGTCAAAGGCTACAACTTCTGAGGACTGACTGATGGCTAAGAAAGAAGAAGCCAAGAGCGGTACCGCTAAGTGGTGTGAAGTGCTCGAGGTGAGCTACATCGCTGATCGCATCTGCCAGCCCGGTGAAAAGGTTCTTTATGACCCGGGCGAGGATGGCGTAATCGGGCCGAATCTTCGAGAGATCAAAGAAGACGAAGCCAAGTAACACCTTAGGGCCCTTCGGGGCCCTTTTCTATTTCCGAGGGACGCCATGAGTTCGATAGTAGACATCGCCAACATGGCGCTTTCGCACATCGGTAACAGCGAGCGTATCAACGCTCTGGATGAGGCGAGTGCGCAGGCCGAGCAATGCAGCCTGTTCTTCGAGCCTTGCGTTGATGAGGTGTTGCGTGCCATTCCCTGGGGTTTCGCGACGGCGTTCGTTGATCTGGCGGAAGTGGCAATCAACCCTGACCCGGAGTATCCCTACTGCTATGCGATGCCTGTCGACTGCTTGTTGGCTCGCCGCATCGTCAATTCGGTATGGCCTGTTGGCTACTACCCGTTCCCCTGCGACTACCAGTTGCCTCAGATCCCGCCGATTCAGTTCCGCGTGATCAATGGATCTAGCGGTAGGCTGATCTCGACAACTGTCTCCCCCGCGAAGCTTGAGTACACCACCAAGCTCTCTACGCCTGAAATCTTCGATCCGATCTTCGTGTCTGCTCTGTCTTGGAAGCTGGCGGCAAAGATCGCACCTGCGCTCAGTCGTGACGCGAACATCGCGCAGACCTGCGAGCAGCAATATCAGTACGAAATCCGAAATGCTGGGGCGGCCAGCTTCAACGAAGCTCAGCGTGGCCCGCAGCTTGAATCTTCCTTCATCTCGGTGCGCTCATGACCCTGCTCGTTCAGCCGTCTTTCAGCGCGGGCGAGATGGCGCCTGCAACCTATGGCCGTGTTGACCTGGCGCGCTACTACACCGGTCTGCGCACCTGTCGAAATTTCCAGGTTCTTCCCGAGGGGGGAGTCCAGAACCGGTCTGGTACGAAGTTCATCGCCGAGGTAAAGGCCAGCGCGAACTTCACTCGGCTGATCCCCTTCCAGTACTCGACCGAGCAGACCTATATCCTGGAATTCGGCAACCTGTATATCCGCTTCGTGAGCAATGGCGGACAGGTTGTCAGTGGTTCGGTCCCGTATGAAATCGCAAGCCCGTACACGACTGCCGATCTGCGCGATCTGAAGTTCACTCAGTCTGCCGACGTCTTGACCATCGTTCACCCGAACTATGCCCCCCGTGAACTAAAGCGTCTTGCGCCGACCAACTGGACTCTGACAACTATCGCGTTCCAGCCTGGCATAGCTGCGCCAACTGGTCTTTCTGGCTCTCCGCGGACTGGTGGTTCTGGAGACACAACGAACTATAGGTATCGGGTTACGGCAGTCAGTTCGAAGGACACCGGTTCTATCGAGTCCTGGGCGAGCAATACCGTTACTGTGGCCAGCTTTGACGATAAGCCTGGTGCCACCCTGTCCTGGACAGCCGTAGCAGGTGCTGACCACTACAACGTCTACAAGGACAAGTCCTCTGGCGTTTTCGGCTACATCGGGCAGTCTGACACCACGTCGTTCAGCGACATCAACATCGCTCCTGACAACGACAAGACTGTGCCGATTGGATACAACCCGTTCGCTGGTGGCAACAACCCATCGGTCGTAGGCTACTTCCAGCAGCGGCTAGTCTTCGCTGCCAGCAAGGACCAGCCTCAAACCATCTGGATGAGCAGGGTTGGGGACTTCCACAACTTCGGCTATTCAGATCCATACAAGGACGATGATGGCATCGAGTTCACGATTGCCAGTCGTGAGGTAAACCAGATTCGTCACCTCGTATCGCTGCGTGATCTTCTGGTGCTGACCTCTGGCGCAGAGTGGTCGGTTAGTTCCTCGAAAGAAACCGGTATCACCCCTGAGTCGATCTCTGTCAGCGCGCAAAGCTACTTTGGGTCTAGTGGCGTGATTCCAGCCGTTTACGCCAATACTGCGCTGTACATCCAGGCCAGGGGCGGCAAGCTGTCGACGCTCGCCTATAACGATATTGATGCCGGCTTCAGGCCTAGCGACGTGAGCGTTCTTTCGTCGCACCTACTGCGCGGGTACACCATCGAGGACCAAGCATTCACGCTGACGCCCAATGGCGTTCTGTGGATGGTCCGTAACGATGGTGTGTTGCTCGGATTCACGTTCATGCCGGAGCAGCAGGTTTTCGCCTGGCATCGTCACGACACCGATGGCGAGGTCGAATCCGTAGCGACTGTTCCAGAGGGCGACGAAGATATCCTCTACATGATCGTCAAGCGCACGATCAACGGGTCTACCAAGCGTTACATCGAGCGCATGCAGTCACGCCAGTTGAACAAGTTCGAAAGCGGCGATTACGTCTATGACCGCTCGTTCTTCGTCGACTGCGGCCTGACCTACGACGGGCGCGGAACCATGAGCGCTACGTTAACTGGCGGGACTGACTGGAAATACCCGAACCCTCTGACTCTTGAGGCGCTGTCGGCGCCGTTCAACCCCGGGCATGTCGGGCGCTATCTGATTCTTTATGGCGGTGGAGACGAGGACAATATCGGCGATGTGCTGACCGTCAAGATTCTCTCCTATGACTCCCCTGGCGTCGTTTCCGTGGAACCTCAGACTATCGTCCCTGAGTCATTGCGCGGGATATCGGCAACGCGCTGGGGCTTCGCCGCAACCACCATCAGTGGGCTTGGCCATCTTGAGGGCAAGACGGTTTCGATTCTCGCAGACGGAAACGTCGCGCCTCAGGCGGTTGTCTCTGGGGGTTCAATCACGCTGGATGGTCCTTCACTTGTTGTGCATGTCGGCCTCCCGATCACTGCGGAGATAGAGACGCTAGATATCACCATGCAGAACCAGCAGGCGTTTCTCGGCAACAAGAAGCGCATCAACCAGCTTGTCGTGCTGCTCGAGCAAAGTCGCGGCTTTTGGGCAGGCGCTCGGAGTGATCGTTTGAGGGCTGCATCCGGCTGGGAATACAAGCAGCGTGCGACAGAGAACTACGGCGAGCCTATCGAACTGAAGACAGGCAAGGCGGAGATCAGTATCAGCACAGACTGGACGGACGATGGCCGCATCTTCATCCGCCAAAGCGACCCGCTGCCCATTACGATCTTGGGAGTTCTTCCGAATGTCCAGGCCGGGGGCTGAGCTTAGGGCTGTCGACGAGCAGATTATTGCTCACGTTGTTGCCAATGTCCGCGAGGCGGATCGACTTGAATTCGAGGCTATTCGTGGCGCCGATGTAGAGCAGGAATTGCGCTACGCCCTGGAACAGAGCGAAGAGGCATTTGTTCTGGTTAGCCGCGGAGAACCTGTCGTGATCTTCGGATGCATTCGGTACGACGACCGAATAGGCGTCCCTTGGATGATCAGCACGCATGCCGTTACCAGGCATCGCGCAGCTTTCCTCCAGGAGTGCAGAGATCAGATTGAGCGTATGCGTAAACGCTACGCGGCACTCATCAACTACACCGACGCACGATATGAGCAGGCCCTGCGCTGGATGCAGTGGCTGGGCTTCGACATGCTTGATGCCGTTGAGTACGGCGTAAACGGTGAACTTTTCCACCCATTCACTATGCGAGGCGAACTATGGGCGCAGCATTAGCGGCAGGCGCTGCCGGAGCTGGCGGGCTGCTGAATGCCTATTCGCAGATTCAGCAGGGCAAGGATGCCGTACGCACCGCGAACCGACAGCAGGCCTATCTAAATCGCCAGGCACGTCAGGTGCTGGACCAGGGCGAATTCGAAGACGCTCAGTTGTACGAACAGGGGCGGCAAATCGTGGGCGCCCAACGAGCCGGATTCGCGGCTAACGGCGTAGACGTAAACAGCGGAAGCGCGTCCCGTGTCCAAGAGTCGACGATGAACCAGGTCGCCATGGATGCGGAGCAGGTCAGGCGTAACGCATTCAACCAAGCGTTTGGCATAGTCACGCAGGGTAACGAAGGAGTCCGTCAGGCACGCGCCGACTATCGCACTCGTCGCCTGAATGCCTTCAGTTCTCTTCTCACTGGCGGCTCGCAAGCCTACGGCAACTACAAGGCGCTTTCCTGATGGCAGCACAGATCCCGCAATATCGACGCAGGGTAGGTCCTGACGTACCGCAGGCGCCTCGCGCGCTTGGCCAGAGCGTTGATGCATCAGGCCTCGCCCAAGGAATCAACTCTGCGGTAAACGCCTTTGTCCAGGTCCAGCGGCAGGAGATTGAGGACGCGAACCGTACCGCTGTTCTTGAGGCTGACAATGGGCTGGGCGCGTGGGAAAACGACACGCTCTTTAACCCGGAGTCCGGTGCCTTCACAAAGAAAGGACGAGGCGCTCTGAACATCACGCAGTCGACTCTCGAGTCGTTCGACAAGCAGCGTGAACAGATCTCCGCAAACCTCGCCAACGAGAGCCAGCGTGAGATGTTCAATCAGGCGGCATTGCGTCGCCGTGAAGGACTTCAGGCCAAGCTCGGGCAGTACGAGTTCCGCGAGCAACAGGTCTACAAGGATGAGGTCGATAAGTCTTCCATCCAATTGGCGATGGACACTGCTGCGCTGAACTACAACGATCCGCAGTCTATCGAGCAAAACCGCGCCAAGATGGATGCTGTGATCCAGATGCGTGGCGCCCGCATGGGCTGGTCGCCTGAAGAGATGGAGAACCAGCGGCGCCAGGCTAACAGTTCGCTGTCGCAGGCTGTCATCCAGCGCATGCTGATCGACTCGCCGCAGAAGGCTCGAGCCTACTACGACCAGTTCAAGACTGGCATGTCTGCTGAGGACCAGATCCGTGCCAGCAATGGCATTGACCAAGCGTTTCGTCGGCAGGAGGCGGAGGCGCGTCAACGGATGGTTGAGCAGCGTCAGCTTCAGGCAATTGCCAGGTCTGAACTCAGTAGCCGTGTACAGGATGCCCAGGCCGCATACCTACAAGGCTTTGACTATGCCGATCCTCCATCTCTGGCAGATTTCAAGAATGCCTATGGTGATCGCGCGCAGGAGCAGTGGGACTCGTTCCGCAAGGTGCAGGAAGTCGCCCCGGCTATTCGGGAGTTTGCTACTGCTGATCCCGCTGAGAGGGCTAAAATACTTGCTAAGTTTAATCCAGTTTCCGGCGGTGGATCTCCCTTCTATGGGCGACAATCGAAAGGTATGTTAGAACTCGGAAACATTGACTTAAACAGCAGGCCCATAGTCAAGAACAAGGATGGGTCAATAAGTACAGTTCGATCTATTTCTGCGAATTTCGATGGTCAGGAAGTTCTTATTCCTACCGTAAGTGATGATGGCAGAATCATGTCAGACCAGGAGGCTATAGATACATACCTAAAGACTGGACGAAACCTGGGCAAATTTGACAACCCAGAGGACGCGAATGCATACGCTCAGAGCTTGCATGAAGACCAAGCTAGACAATATGCGGACGGTATTCCTACTGCTGGTAGAGGATTCCGCGAGGATAACCAGCTCTACCAGCGCCTTTTGACTGTAGGCACTGCTCTGATGAAGAAACAGCAGCAGGACCCTGCCGCCTACGTGGCTCAGTACAGTCCTGCTGTGCGCCAGGCCCTGGTCAACGCCCAGGAGCAAAACACGCCGGAGGCCTACGAGGCCTACGCGAACGCCGCGATTGCTGAGCAGCAACGCCTGGGCGTCCAGAACATCAAGATTCTCCCTGATGCTCTGGCAAACCAGTTCGCTGCGGACTTCAACAGTCGTGTCGCATCAGGGCAGGGCGATACCGCTGCTCAACTTATCGAGCAGTACCAGGCGCAATGGGGCAAGAACTTCGGGTCTGTGATCCGCCAGCTTGGCTCGAAGCTGCCTGCTGAAGCCCAGGTTATCGCAACCGGTCTGCCGAAGGATGTGGCCGAGCGCATGGCAAGCGTTGCTCCGCTGAAGGAAGGCGACCTTAAAAAGGCCATGGAAGACGGGCAGTTGAAGGAGATCCAGCAGGCTGTGCAATCGGAGATGTCCGATTTCGCCGCAACCCTTATGGGACAGTCTGGAGGCCTCAACACCTTTAACACCATGTACCAGGCCGCGGTTAAGACTGCATCAGCATACGTTCTGCAAGGCGAGAAACCTGCCAAGGCGGCACAGCGCGTTGTCGCTGGGATGGCTGGTGACAAGTATGACCTGTTCGGCACCTACCGAGTGCCTAAGGATCTGGACACCAGCGCGGTGAGCCGTGGTGCCGATGTGGCTCTGGAGAACCTGAAGCCTGATGATCTCATGCCGCTTCCTGGCATCCCAGGCGTTGAAGAGTCCGAGAACATCCGGCAACTGCACTCGGCGGTTATCGACAACGGCCAGTGGGTTACGAACGGTGACGAGACAGGTCTGAGCCTCACGCTCAACGGCTACCGAGTCCTTGGTAAGGATGGCAAGCCGATCACCCGGACCTGGAGCGAACTGCAAGAGCAAGGCACCAAGGCCCCCGCCCAATATCGCGTTGCACCTCTTGGAATCGTTCCATGACGATCTACACACAGGATGCTCCTGCGCTTGACCGGCGCACGCTGCTAGACATTCCGGCAGATACTGGTGATGTGTTTGGGGCTGCGTTTGAATCCGCATTCTCGACCAACCCCTCATCCTCCATCATCCGTATGGAGGAGTTGAGGCAGGCAGAGGAGGGCCGAGGGTTCACTAACGACAGTGACTCAATCGTAGTTCAGCCTCGCCTGGAACCTGACACCCCCCTCCTAAGCGCTGAGGATGCAAGAGCCCGCGTTGCCGAGTCTGGTCTGGATATCAAGGTTCCCGATCAAGGGATCAGGCAAGGGGCGCTCGACATTCTGATTGAAAGGCACCGTGCCCAGGCGGCACGCCAGCAGATCATGGCTCGCGCAGGCTCCGGGACTATGCCGGCACAGATCGCCGCATCGCTGGGCGCCTCTCTGCTGGACCCGCTGAACATCGCCTCGGCATTCGTGCCTGTGGTTGGTGAAGCACGCTATGCCAACCTACTGGCTAGGGCAGCTTCTCCGCTCGGTCGGGCCGGCGTTCGGGCTGGCGTAGGTGCATTGGAGGGTGCAGTCGGCGCGGCAATCATTGAGCCTTTACCTCTGCTTGCGGCGGCTCAGGATCAAACGGACTATGGGCTTTCTGACTCACTAGCCAACATCGCGCTTGGTGGGCTGCTTGGCGGCGGCTTGCATACCGTGGGAGGCGCCATATCTGACGCGCTGAAGCGTCGCGTAGTTGGTGAACTAGACGCACAGCCATCTGTAGCCGCTGCCATCCGTCCCGAGCCTACGACGCGTCGCCAGGTCGACTATGGGCGCCTCTTTGATGACGACCCGGATGTTGCGCTTAGGCAGTCCCTTGCGCGCGGCCTTGAGGCCGATCAGGCAAACCTTTACCAGGCAGCACGCAGCCAGGCCATCGAAGAGATTCGGCCATCCCTTGTGTCCGAGCGGGTGGGCAACGTTGCAGACCTTCGGGCGGAGTTGACCCGCCTTGAAGCCAGAGCGCAGGCACTTCCCGACACATTCAAGACTAGGGCGAAGGAATTCCAGGGACCGAGGGTAAGCCGCAAGCAGGCGGAACGTATGGCGCGAGACGCCATCGCAACCGAGAGCGAACAGATATCGGTTCGACGTGAGCAGATCAATGCAGAGATAGAGCGCAACCGTTCTGGCGAGATGGCGCGTCAGGATATTGCGGCGCTCAGTCGTGGCGAAGTGCCGGAACGCCTTTCGGGTCGTGTAGAAGCACGGGCTGCGCAGATCATGGAAGGTTACCGCCAGAGGCCGCTTGGGGCAGCGGTAAAAACTGCCCGTCAGGTTGCTGAGGAGTCCGACTGGACTATTCGCGATGCCGCGTTGCGGACTGCGGTTAGCCAGGCAATGACTGGCCGCGACATTGCCGTAGCTGATTTGTTTGACTTGCAGAATCCTGCCAAAGCAGCGCAGGCGATGGACAACCTACGCCGCCCGCAAGAGCGCAGGGTTGATCCTGAAGGCGCTGCCGAAAGCCGTCGTATCGATGAGATGAAGTCGACAGATGATCTTGAGGATGCTCGCCAAGCCTTGGCAGATGACGAGGCACTGTCCCGCGAGATCCTTGATCAGTTGCCAGAGGATCAGCGGGCCATGGTAGAGGCGATGGGGAGAGAAGAATTCGCCCTGGCTGATGCCGAGGCCGCGAAGGCTGAGAAATATTCCAAGGCCTATCGGGCTGCTGCACTTTGTGAGATTGGGAGAGGTTGATGGCGACTACGCTACCGGCAGGAATCAGTCCTTGCGCTGATGCAGTAAGAGCAGCCGCGGGGGATATGGAGGCGACGGAGATTCAAGAGATCTTCCAGTTGCTGCGTGGACGCACCCAGGAGATTCTCGCGAGGGAAGGGGCATATAGTACCGAGCAGGCGGCAATGCGAGCAGCCGATGAACTAGCTCGCCAGGCTGAGCATGCTGCCATCATCGAACGTCGTAACGCGCTGCTGAATGTGCGCGCTCGAGCGCAGCTAGTCAGCTTTGTGCGCAACACCTTTGCCGATCGTCCCGACCTTGGCGTTGAGTCTTTCTTGGTGGGGACAAACGTTGCACGAAAGGGGGCTCGCCTCTCTGTTGCGGCAGAACAGAAGGCGCTCGGCGATGCATACATTGGCGGGATGCTGAATGACCTGGAGCGAGGCGATTTGGTTGGCGTCCTTGCTCGGGGGGACTCCGACCAAGACATCGCTGACGCTTTGTGGCGCATTGGCAACGATCAGGATGTGTCTGACCTGAATCCTCAGGTTGTCGAAATCGCACAGATCATCCAGCGATACCAAGAAGCGGCCCGTCTCGATGCCAACCGTGCCGGTGCCAGTATTGGACGTATCCCCGGCTACATCGCCCGGCAGAGCCATGATAGCGAGAAGATCGGCGCAGCCGGCTTCGATCAATGGCTTTCCGATATTCTCCCGCGGCTGGATCCTCACACCTTCGACGGAGTGTCGGATGTGAATGGGTACATGCGCGGGATTTACGATGGTCTCGTGTCTGGCGACCATCTGCGCGCTCAAGGCGATGCTCGGCCGAATGGATTCCGCGGCCCAGCAAACCTTGCGCGCAAGATGAGCCAGGAGCGCGTTCTGCACTTCCGCGATGGTATCGGCTGGCACGAATACAACCGGCTCTATGGGACCGGCAACCTGCGCGAGGCGGTATTGCGCGGCCTTGACCTGTCAGGCCAGAACACGGCCCTTATGCGCCGGCTTGGCACAAATCCGGAAGCCAACCTAAACATGGCCCTGGATGCGATCAAGGAAGACGTGCGCAGTGGCGGTGATCCACAGGCCCTGGCGAATTTCAACACGGCTCGCGAAGGGATGATCCGCAATCGATTCCGCGAGGTGAGTGGGCAGACTCGAATCCCTGGTAACGCTGCTGCTGCGCGTATCGCTGCAAACGTACGTGCCTGGCAGTCGATCTCCAAGCTCGGTGGCGCCCTGCTTTCATCGTTCACCGACCTTCCGGTCGCAGCAAGCGAGATGAAGTACCAGGGCCGATCGTTCCTGGGCAGTCTTTCGGAGATGGCAACCGGTCTGCTGAAGGGGCGCGGTAGTCGTGAGCAACGGGAAATCCTCTCAAGCTTCGGCGTCTACGCGGACTCCATGCGCGGCGAGATCATGCGCCGGTTCTCCGCTGACGACTCAATGGGTGGGCGCATGTCCCGAGGCATGAGCCACTTCTTCCGGCTAAACGGCCTGTCGTGGTGGACGGATGCGAACAAGGCCAGTGCTGGACTGATGATGTCTCACAACCTGGCGCAAAGTCGCCGCCAAGCCTGGGGATCGCTGAACCCTGATCTTCGGCGCGCACTGAGCCTGTACGACCTTGATGCCGGTAAGTGGGATTTGCTCCGCGAGATGGACACTCGAATGGCTGACGGTCGTGACTACATGACCCCCGATGGTGTTGCGGATATCACTGACGAACGCATTGCGCAGTATCTCGGAGATCAAGATCGTCCCGTATCGCCTGGGGCTATCCGTGAGACACGGCAGGATCTAGAGCGAAGCCTGCGCGCATACATCAATGATCGAGTGACCTATGCCGTGCTCGAGCCAGATGCGCGTACTCGCTCGATCATGAACCAAGGTACTCAACCAGGTACCGTTCCAGGTGATCTCCTGCGGTTCGTCACTCAGTTCAAGAGTTTCCCTGCCGCGTACATGCAAAAGACCTTGGGTCGTGAACTGTACGGCCGTGGCTATACGCCTGCTGGGCTGGGTGAGAATTTCCGTGGTGGACGAGACCTGATCAGGGCTCTGCGCAATGGCAATGGTGAACGTCTGGCACTTGCGCAATTGGTGCTCTGGACGACCGCATTCGGCTATCTGTCCATGGCCTCCAAGGATGTTGCGAAAGGTCGTGAGCCTAGAAATCCTGATGACTACAAGACCTGGGTTGCCGCTATGGCCCAAGGGGGAGGGCTAGGGATCTTCGGTGACTACTTGTTTGGCGAGGCTAACCGCTTCGGAAACTCTGCCTTGGAAAGCGCAGCCGGGCCAACGCTTAGCACTACTGCTGATCTGATGAACCTGTGGGCCAGAGCGAAAGAAGGAGAGGACACCGCCGCATCTCTTCTCCGTATCGCCCAGAACAACACTCCTTTCCTGAACCTGTTCTACAGCCGTATTGTTCTAGACCATCTGCTGTTCTACTCAATCCAGGAGGCCCTCAACCCCGGGTCGTTGCGTAGGACAGAGCAGCGCATCCAGAAAGAAAACGACCAGCAATTCCTGATTCGACCATCCCAAAGCTACATCGATACAGCCGGCGCCATACTAAACTAATTACTACCAATACACCCCCCAGAGAACCCCGCCTAGTGCGGGGTTTTCGCATTTCTGGAGCATAGAAAATTGACCGTCTCTACTACCGATAGTGTTATCGAGTACGAAGGCAACGGGGTTACTACGGCTTTCCCTGTTCCGTTCAAGTTTCCATCTAATGACGATCTAGTCGTCACCAGGGTTTACAACGACGTTTCTACGGTCCTTGTCCTTGGTACCGACTATTCAGTGGTTGGTGCGGGCGCATCAGCAGGCGGTGCAGTAATTACATCTGTTGCTCCATCTGTTGGCTCGAAGCTCAGTATTGAGCGACAGCTTGAACCTGTGCAGGAAACTGACCTTAGGAACCAAGGTAGATATTTCGCAGAGACACATGAGAACGTCTTTGACTACCTGACCATGCTGATTCAGCAGTCGTTCTCTTGGATTTCTAGAGCCTTAAGGCGTCCGATTGGAAAGGAATATTTTGACGCAGAAAACCGAAGGATTGCTAACGTAGAAAGCCCTTCGGAAAACAACGATGCAGCAAACAAACTATGGACAGAGCAATACGTCGCTTCCGTTATTAACACGGGTACAGGCCCTGTAAACTTGGCGTCCAATGTTCTATATACTGATCCGGCAGGAACTCTTAAAACAGTTCAGGATATGTCCGGATCATCTGGCGCCGGAATGATGGGTTACGATCCGTCAGTTAGCTATTTCAATGGCACTGTAGGGTCTGAACTTAAGTCCCTAAAGTCTCTCAAGGTTGTTGTTGTCACGGATTACGGCGCCACTGGCAACGGAACGACTGATGACACGGCAGCGATTCAGGCTGCCATTGCAGCAGCAGGGCCGTATTCAGATGTTGTATTCCCGTCTGGAACCTACCTGATCACCTCTACGCTCACCTCCCTGACTGGACAGCGCTGGCTTGGCAGGGGTGGTCAACGAGGGACTACCCTCAAGAAGGGCGCCAACATCGACATGGTGGTAGTAGGTACGCTTTCCACCATTCTTGATATCAACCTGGAAGGCGTTGGTGCTACCTATACAGGTAAGGGGTTCCGTATCGTCTCTGGATTTAGCCAAACGATCACCCGGTGTCGTGCGGTAAACATGGGTGGTGAGCCTCTTTACTTCGACAGTAACGCGGGCGGAGGGGCTAACGTAACAGTATTCGAAGGGTACCCTGTCGACACGGATGCTTATGCTGGCTGCGCCATAGCAGGAGATACTGCTCCTCATCCTCGATTTTTCCGCGGTATGTGGCTCAGTGGTGCGAATTTTGCGCTTGGGCCAGGGGCTGGTAACGGCGGCTCGATGAGCGAGTTCTATATTCGTGACTTGAGATATGATGCCACCTCCACACTCTTCCATATTTCTAATGGTCGCTGCGCGACTCTTGGAGCTACGACGACCCTTAAGGGCTTTGACCACTCAATTGATGGAGTTGCCTTCGCAGGTCCTGTTGCGCTGGATTCCGCCCAGGGCATCAACATCGGTCCTTCGTGTTCTGTCCCGACGTTTACGGAAAACCCTTCAAACTGCCAATACAACTCTGTGTATGTCCAGCGCAGGACGTATACCCCCACATGGACGCAGACATCTGCCACACCATCTGTAGGAAACGGAACGCTTACCGGGAACTACATCCGGCACGGATACCAATGCATGGTTGAGATCGAACTTATCGCTGGATCTACTACGACTTTCGGAGATGGAACGACAGCTTATAGGTTCTCACTCCCCTTCCCTGGGCACCTGTCTTTCAACCAGCGCGGCTTCCCTGTTCGTATCTTCGATACGAGCGCGGGGACTGATTTCACTGGGTGGGCATCCATTGGTGCGGGTCAGGACTACATTACTATCTCCGTGGGAGCGCAGCAGGTCCGCGCCACGTCGCCCATGACGTGGGCGAACGGCGACACCTTACAGTGTTCGTTCTCCTATATGACACGCTAGCGCCGTTGTGCCATGATCGCCGGTCCTCACGGCGGCGATCATGGAGAACTCGCGGTGTCATCAATGAAATACATTCCAGGGGTTGACGGATTACGTTCGATTGCTGTAATGAGCGTCCTCCTGTTCCACGCAGGGTTTAGCTCTCTAGCCGGCGGATTCGTTGGCGTTGATGTCTTCTTTGTGATCAGCGGGTTCTTGATCACTCAGTTGATTTACAAGGAGATATCGACCACTGGAGCCTTTGACTACCACAGGTTCTATTCGAGGCGCGTGAGACGCCTTTTCCCTGCTTTATTCGTAACAGTTTTAGTTAGCTTTATTTGTGCCAACCTTTTTTTCAGTCCAGAGCATTTAAGTAGATTTTCCGGAGAGGTTATTTACTCTCTATTCTCGTTGTCTAATTTTTACTTTTGGAGTGAGAGCGGTTATTTTAACACCGCGTCTGATTTCAAGCCTCTTCTGCATACATGGTCTCTATCTGTAGAGGAGCAGTTTTATATATTCTGGCCAATCCTTGTCGTTTTCTTTGGAAAGAAATTTGGTTCCAAGGGAGTGGTTTCGTTCCTCTTGATTTCCGGTATTGCTAGCCTTCTAGGAAACGTTTCCTTTATTGATGGCTCTAGCGTCCTTGTTTCATGGGCTGGAAAGGTTGTATCTGGGTGGTTCTCTGATGGCGCATCGACAATATTTTATCTAACGCCATTTCGCGTTTTCGAGTTTTGTCTGGGTGCTATCATTGTATTTATTCCAAAAGTTAACTCTTCTTCTGTTCATAACTTTCTGTTCGCATCAGGCGTTGCGCTGATTGGATATTCTGTTTTTGAGTTCAATGCGCTAACTCCATTCCCAACATATAACGCCTTGATTCCATGCGCTGGGTCTGCTCTTGTAATATATTCTTCCGGTTCTTATTTTTCTAGGTTGACAATATCTACGGCGCCATTTGTGTTCCTCGGGAGGATTAGTTATTCAATATATCTGGTCCATTGGCCGATTATTGTATTCTATAAGTACTATTACTCAGGAGATGTATCACTATCTGCTAAGGTGGCGATTGTCCTTTTGTCTATTGCGCTCGGATATCTCCTGTTCAGGTTCGTTGAAACTCCATTTCGCAGCCAGAGTGGCAAGACTATATCTAGTAACGGTTTCAATTTGTCCTGCTTGATGCTTTCTTGTCTTCTTGTGGTTCCATCTGCAACCGCATGGGGGAATTCAGGCTGGACGTGGCGAGTATCCGAACCGCCAAAAGGGATTGCTGCTCAACTGGCTGATTCTAAGAAATTCCACATAGACCAGTATGGAGGAAACGGATATCAGGAGAGGGGATGGATTAGCGGGGGAGGTATTGCGGATGTGGTTGTCATCGGTGATAGCCATGCACGACAGTATGCTTATGGGCTGGACCGAGTTATTGGCAAGCCAGAAAAACTTAATATTTACCTTAGCTCTGTTAGCTGCATTCTGCTTCCCGGTATGACTAGGTTGACGCCCGGAACCGATTGGGATTCTCTTTGCTCGTCTGCACTTAATGAGGCGCTTGCAGTTCTCGATAAAAACCCGAAGGCAGTTCTCGTGATAGCACAGCTATGGGTTGACCAGCTAACGATAGCTGCGACAAACCCCGGTCGCGTACCTGTTCCAGATAGTAAAGGTTCTGGTGGATACAGCCTGCTTATCGAGAAGATACGTGAACTCAAGAGCCGGATCGGATCGCGAAAAATGATCGTGATCGGAAATGTGCCTGGTGCTGGCTCTCCGGATATTGCCGGGTGCTACAACCGACCGAGCTTTGCGAGAGGCTACTGTCTTTCGAAAATTGGCATTCCCTATTCGGATGTTAGGTCTGTAGCGATTAACAAGGCTCTTGCCGACGTCTCAAAAATACCTGGCGTGCTCTTCATAAATCCGCATGATGTTTTCTGTCATGATGGCTTCTGCAAATCTATTGCGCACGATTCGATCTTGTACAGCGACAGTAATCATCTTTCAAAGGCTGGATCTGAGTTCATGATCTCGCATGAGAGAGATGAAATACTGAGGGTCATGAGAGGTGGGGGAAATCTGGGGGAATGA